TCCCGTTTGCGTTTGTGTCTCGTTTCCTTCTATGCAAACACAATAGCCCGAAAGTCTTAACAAAAGATTACCGGACGCCAGCGCCAAGAGAAATTTTTTCAGATCGAGTAACGTGGTTAATTTTTGGTTAAGATCGGCTGGTCGGCGTTAACCTTAATAATTAAGGTTAATCAAAAGTGAATATTTACAGAGCGTTAACCTTAATTTTTAAGGTTAATAAAGTGATGTGCAGAAATGGTTAACGGGGTTTCTCCCCGTTAACCTTTTGTTTACTCTGTCCAGAGATATGCTACATCTTCGTTTTTGTCGGATAACACGAAGTTTCCGACGATGTTTCCGTTATAGTCGCGTATCGGATGACGGTAATTGCTTGCGTCACCACGATAAACCTTGCGCGCGACAAGATGCAACATATCCGCGAGCGTCTTGTCAGGATTATCAGAGAATGCATCGTTGTCAATGCAGATTGCCAGCTGGAAAGTAGCCATGTTTAATACCTCCTATTTTTGAATGCGTCACAGTAGATTTTGAAAAGCTTGGGGTCGCACGCGACTTTTCCCCAAGCAATCCAAATTGTCTTTTTTCCGCGACCGACATAGCGCCCGCGCGCGCCTTGAAAGTCAATCCATTGGCCAGTTGCAAGGCCCGTTAGGCGTCTGGGAAACGCCGTCTTGATTGTGGGGAAATACATCATGACTTCGCAATCTCCGCATTGATTTTTGCCAGCGTCTCGCGAGGCGTTTTGCCATTGAGCGGCGAATAGGTGACGCCCCCGCCAGCATTTATTATTGTATAAACATGACGCGGGCGGCGCTCGCCCCCCCAAAGGTCAGCGAAATAGCTGTAACCAATTTCCGGATAACACAAGTAAAGCTTTGAGTTTAGCGCCTCAAGAGCGAGATCAATTTTGCATTTACGCATGGCGTAGCCCCTTTGTTTTGACCAGTTCACCCTAGCGCCGATTCGTTTATTCTTCGTAAAGATGAAACGTCGCGAGCGTAGAATTCGAAAAAACTTTTTGCGCCTCGCAATCTTTCGCAGCGGCGCGGATCGTCTTCGCGAGTAGCAAGGCCTCCTTTGGCGTAAAATATTCCGTTCCGCCCTTACCAGTCCAGACCGCAATCTTGTCGCCATAGCGGTGCACTTGCGCGTTTGTTTTTTCCGTTTTCATGGTCGCGACTCCTCTTGTTTGACCATCTGACCTTAGCGCCGACCCGTTACCAGACCGTTAAAGGAGTCCGGAAATCTCGAAAAAAATGTTTCCGGACACCTATTTGTTTTCAATGGTTTATTTTCGGTTTATGTCCGGAAATCCGACTTTTCGGACAGATAGGCGTGTGTCCGGAAACAAGCCTTTTCGGACACACACTGGGCCGGCTCACTTGATTCCCGCAATGCCTTTCAATTCCGCCTTGATGGCGCGCGCCGCGTCACCGCGCCACGTTGCAGCGTTTGCCAGAAAGTAAAGCACAACGGAACGGGCGCTATCATCACCGTAAGCGTCATTGATCGTCGTGAGACTTTCTAGCGCCACGATATAGGGGATTGCGCCAAAGTAGGGCTTGGGCCAATTGCGCCAAATGTCATGGGCGATTGTGGAAAGCGGGCGATGCGCGCCAGTGATTTTTTTCGTGAGCATGTGAGCGACTCCTTGTTTGATTGCACTGAGGTCATAATAGATTTTCGGACAGCGCTTGCAAGCTCAGAATGTAGCTATGGTTAAGATTTGGTTACTCTCGGCTGGGGAGCGTTAAGGTTAACAGAACCTTAATATTTGCGCGGCGTTAACCTTAATTATTAAGGTTAATCAAAAGTGAATATTAACTCGGCGTTAACCTTAATTTTTAAGGTTAATCAAAAGGTTTAGGCGAATGAAACCCGGCTTTCGCCGGGTTTGGTTAATCAATTTAGTTTTCGCAGCATTCCTTTACATAGTTAAGATACTCTTTACGAGTAGCATTTGATACGAAAATCCCGTAATTCTCGCCTTTGTCGGTTGGCAGGCAGTAGGGCAGTCCCGTATAGCTTTTGTCGCGACCCCAGCACTGCGCTGCAAAAGCCGAAATATCTTTAATGCTGCGCTGGCGTTCCATTACGTCGCGCTCACCTAGCAGATATTTTTTTAGATCGCGGCGCGTATTAAATGCATATATGCCAGCGCTGTCAGGCATGTAGCAGCCTCTTAGACCGTTTGAGATATGAAAGTAACGCATTGTAGTCTCCCCATGTGGATTTAGATATTAGAGCGCCCTAATCTCGGTAGCCCAATTGGAGCCGGCCGCACCCCAAACGTAGTTAGTTGCATCGCGCAGGCCGTTGCGCGTCACATGTTCCCAAATATCGGATAGGTTGGCGATTTGACCGAGGCCTTCGCCGTTCCAAAGTTCCTCGGCTTCCTCGGCATTGCGAGCAAAAAACGCGATGGATTCCATGATTTCCTTGGAGGTTTCGCGGCTATCGCCGCTGGCGATAAAGGCGAGCCCCTCGTCGGTTTCGTTAAATTTCGTCATGTCACTCTCCGTTGTCTAAGTTAGATTGCACTGGAGTCATAATAGATTTTAGGACAGCGCTTGCAAGCACAGAATGTGGCTATGGTTAAGATTTGGTTATGATCGGATGGGGAGCGATCGGCTGGGGAGCGTTAAGGTTAACAGAACCTTAATATTTGCGCGGCGTTAACCTTAATTATTAAGGTTAATCAAAAGTGAATATTAACTCGGCGTTAACCTTAATTTTTAAGGTTAATCAAAAGGTTTAGGCGAATGAAACCCGGCTTTCGCCGGGTTTGGTTAACCAATGGTTTTCGCGAAAGTATCGCCAAGCTCACGCAACATATCCCCAAGCTTATCGTCAAGCGCTAGACGCGCGTCTTTTGATTGTAACCATGTTTTAATTTGCTCCTCAGTTAATCCCCGTTGAGCCAAGGAATGCGCAATTGCATTCCATAGAATCCACGCTGGCCTTTCGTAACTATACATTGGCCATTCCGGCGGATTATTTACCCATTGTTCAGGAAACATTGGGCCAATTTTTCCGGTAATGTCGAAGTTGCGCATTTGAGGACTCCGTTCCTTGTTTGATTGCACTGGATCTATATTAGCAGCAGTTGTGAGCGAGTCAATCGTGACTCGCTCACATAGTTAGCGCACGGTTTACTTGTCAGATCATATGGCGCACGATGTTTAACACAAAGATAACCATTAGCAGCCAAATCACGTCACAAAATAGCTTTATCATTTTCTTGCGCCTTTCAATGCAACGGATAGGAAACATTTGCCACGGCTGGACTCCAGCATGCGCGGCAATCGCCGCAGGCATTGCCTTGATGGCGCGCCGGACAGGCATAGCCGAAGGGCGCTTGCCCTTTGTGGTGAACTGTCGACGTATTGCGACCACGCGACAAGGGCTTGTCGCCTATCATCGTCGACGATATCCGGATTACAAGATTAGGCGGCATGGGCTCTTGGCGCGCCGTAACGTAGTCGTAAACAAGCTTGGATTCCCGAGTCGGTAGCCAATGCTTTACATTGGGAGTCAAATCGCAAACGAGAGTGATAGCGTGTAACATCTCTGGCGATTGAATGTCGCCCGCGTCAAACCATCTATGAAAGTAGACCCCGCTCTTATGCGCATGATGCAAGATCATAAACGCCATATCCCGCGACCATTGTGCGGGGTCAATCTGAATCATATGCGAGGCCTTGGCCAAATTATTTGACCAGCCAATCCGAACGCAGGCCCGAATCTTTTCGAGCTTGATTGCATAGCAACGCGAACAAGTAGAGCCCTTGATCGCGGCAAGCTTTGAGCCGACTTTGCAGGCGCTCGGCGAGATTGCGAACGTTGTCCCCGGCATTTTAGAATTACGATTCGAAACGCTACCGGAACGATCGGAGCAATATTTTAGATTCATCTTCGGAAGGATTGCGAGCATGTATTGGCTCCTTTATTCTTGCTTGAGTTTCGATATGGCGACAATATTTTTTTTCGGACACGGCATGCAAGTCTAAAATTCTGACATGGTTAAGATTTGGTTACTCTCGGCTGGGGAGCGTTAAGGTTAACAGGACCTTAATATTTGCGCGGCGTTAACCTTAATTTTTAGGGTTAATGAATGGTTAATATTAACTTCGGGTTAACCTTAATTTTTAGGGTTACTGAATGGTTAAATTATTTTTCATGCCAGCCAGATCATGGTTAATCATTAACCATGGTTGCAGATTGTAGTTAACACTTCGTTAGGTGTCCGGAAAGGTGTATTTTCGGACAGGGTTAATTGAGTGTTTTCAATGGGTTAGGCTGTCAAGTGATTTACAAACCACAGATGTGAATATGGTTAATTTTTGGTTAATCTTAGGGTTTTGTTAAGGTTAATTATTAAGGTTAACAGAAATGTTGGGTTAACCTTAATTTTTAAGGTTAATGGCGGTGTTAACCTTAATTATTAAGGTTAATTTTTAAGGTTAATGGGTTAAGGTTAATTATTAAGGTTAACGGTTAACCATGGCGAGAATTAACCATAGCGCAGCCAGCGAAATAGTGCTACTATACTTCAGCGAGAAAAAATGAGCTTGCGTAGGACCGAGAAAAAAATCGACCTCTTTGGGACCAATCGGGTGCCAGAAAAAATGGGCTCGCTTAGGACAAATTAAATTGGACCATTAAATGGTCTAAATTTCAGGAATTATATCTGTCTTAAAATGGGCCAAAACTGTATCAAAGTGGGATTTTCTGCCAAAATTTTTGCGGGCGCATATGCATAGGATCAGAAATTTTGTGAACGTCGTTCATGAACAGTGTTCACAAATTTACATGCGCAGCTTTTTGGTCCCGCGTCTAGCGTGTTGATGATCTCGGATAAACTTGAGATATTGGCTAACGGTGTCAGCAAAGTCATCATTTTTACTTCCAGGGAATTGGAGCAGTTCACGTTCGAAGGTCGCCAACCAGGGGGCTCGCTCGGGAAGGATCACCCGGTTGGCCATAAAGAATGGCGTCTGAGCGTCCATGCGGAAGATTTTACCATCCTTGCCCGGCTCACAGGGCACCACCACGAAAGGCTTTGGCGTCTCCAATGCTTGAGTATGCTGGATGTATTGGTTGCCTGCACCCTTGGTCTCCATCAGCACCAGTTCGACGTCCCACAAGGCGGCATATTCGTCGATGCAGGCGCACAGACGTGGAAATTCCATCCGCTCACGGTGTGCGTCAACGAGATAATGGCGTCGGTCGATGCCTTCACGCCAGATGGTGAGGGCGCTGTAATCCGCGCGTTGCGTGTCTTTTTCTGCCGAGTCAACCGACATGACCGTGCGTGTGAAGGCCGGAGCACGTCCAATGATCGACGGAGCGGTGAGAACGGCAGCGATGGCGAGGGTGTCGTCGTTTTTGCCCCCAGAATCATTTTCTGAATTTTGAGACTCGATAGGGTCCCGCGCATCATTTTTTTCAACATGGTCCTCCTGGCCCTCCTTTTCGATTTGCGAAAGAGATGCCGCGAGGCTATTGGCGCGCAAGAGGGGCGGCGTCTTGTAGCGCAGGAGCAACCACTTGGCTTTGATCACGTTGCCTTCCATCGGCACCGGGTTGCCTTCGTAGAGCGCGCACCATTGCGGAGGCGACATCAGCGCCTTCTGACGCAGCAGCGTTGCAGTGGTGTAGAAGTCAGGCCACAGCGGTTCGTCGAGCCTGCGCCCCATTTGATCTGATGCCTCGTCGGTGCAGAACACAGGCAGATTGATAAAATCCCACGGCAGATCGATCTCGCCAGACTCCATCATTTCAAGCAGGCGACCAACGATGTCATCCATGTGCCAGCGAGTGTTGTGAGTCAGCAAGCCGTCAGCGATGAAACATTCAGCATCTTCAACCTCTATATCGTAGACGATCTCATGGCCAACCGGTTCAATGCTGCGAATGAAATTGGTCCTGAAAGCATCATTGCTCCTTGAGTTCAAAGAATATGCAAAAGTTACCCTGGTGGATTCTGTTGGCTTTGGCGAGTTAGGGGCCTGAGCGATGCAGTGGCTGATATTAAGGTTGGTGACATTAAAACCACAGCCACGGGCGAGGTGGCGGATGTCCGTCATCAGTTCCTCGTTACAGGAGACCATCACCATTCTTGGTTGTAAACCATCCTTACCAGTTCCAGCCAAATGTCCATCAGCCACCGCGAAACCTGCAAGAAAGGCCATTTTGATGTTGTGTGATTCCGAGTAAAGATAGGCTGGAAGTCGCTTAGTTTTTGCCGTCCCTAAGAGTCCGCGCTCGATGAACCAGCGCCCGATGTCAGCGATCTCAGTGCGGATGTAACCAAAACGAGTCTTCTTCGGCTCTGTGTCAAATATCGATTTGAAAGCAGCCATGACTTTTGTATTGGTATCTTCATTTACCTTGATGGCGGCACAGGTCACATAACCACGGCGCGCAAAACGCTTATCCGAGCCTTTTTTACCTTGCGTTGTATCTCGCTTGGTTATCCACCCGTCGCCGAACATGAAGCCGAGCAACCACGCTTCTTCGTCGGTAAGTGTTGAGCCGCCGCCGTCTGGTAATTTTGCCGAGGTAGTGAGATAATCTCCCTTGGACAAATCACTAACTCTAACCCACGCCGGAACACCATCCTTCATGACCTGGAATGGATGGCGTGCATTCGCTCTGACTTTTGAATTACCGGTTCTGATTTCAAAGACAGCGTCCTCTCCCTGCTCTTTGAAATTGGTAACCATACGCTTGACAGGTTTACCATCCTTCTGAGCCCATACCATATCACCAATTTTAATGTCTCTGATTTGCTTATAGGTTCCATCAGCCATCGATACAGGTGTATCTCCAGTCATACAGGTGATGACAAAGGCATTGCCTTGCGGCAGCAAGCGCGTCATGAAGTCGTTGACGAACCATTCCCAGACTTTCTTGCGTGTCACTGGCGATTGCGCAGCAGCAAAATTGGCGTAAGGATCGTCGATGCCGTTGTTGGAGGAACGGAAACCGGAAATATTATCGCCGACGCCTTTTGCAACATAGCGATTTCCATTTGTCAGCGCCCAATCGCCGGAGGCTTTGGCGTCAAAGCGCAACTGCACGCCGGGAAAGATGCGGCGGTAGGCGTCGGACATGATGATGTCCTTGGTCTTGCGCCCGAATTCCTTCACCGCGAAGTCTGCGGTGTGGCCTGCTTGCAGATAAAGTCGGTTCTCTTTGCGCCCGAGATACCACGAAGGATAATATCTCGAGCCATAGGTAGAGTTATGCACGACGATGCCGTTGGCCAAGAACGAGGCGTCTTCCTCAACAGTGAGGCACCGCGTTTGACATTCGCCAGCCGGTTTTATCGAGCGTATTTCATCGGTGTGGAAGTCCGGATTGCTAAAAGTTTTAGATACCAGCGGGAGGTCCCAGAAGCGACGTGTCGATCCAATCAAAGGAATTCGACGTGACAGAAGCAATAGGTCGCCATGATCGACAATATCGACGCGAAAAAACGTGGTTGGCTGCTGGTTATAGGGAGCATGCCTAAAATTCAGCGATGCCTTGATGCCCATCACCTGGAACAGACGAATCATATCCCACGTCAGCCCCAGATTCTCACGGATCGACAGAGACACCTTCTTATATAAATTCTCTCCCCTGTGGTCGGCCTTAGGGCGAAACGTAGCATCGCATGACAACACCGATGACAGGAACGCAGAGATGCGTTCTTGTGAAGCGCCAAACACCCATTTAGGCACTCGCGCCTCTAACTTAGACATACGCCAGACGTCGCGCGCCTTGAGCCACTCCTTGACTTCATCGTCAAATTGTAGTGTCATCACGCTTTCGGAATAAACAATCTCACGCTGTTGCACCCATGTGAAACCCAAGCGCTTGGCTACGGATTTGATGTTTTCCAGAATGATAGGATCGTCACAGCGAAACCTGTTGGTAATGGTTTGGAAACGCGAGTATGACCGCCCGGTGACGACAGAGCCGGCGAACAAATAACCCATGAATGAAAATTCATCGATAGGCCTGGCCGTGCTGCCAGTGATCTCATACTCTTTTGGGATCGCCAGAGCCATGTGGTTGCGCAGGTCTTTTGCGGGCAGCCAACCCCCTGGCGTCAGGAACACGTGATCTTCGTGAGCGCGGACTACGCGTCTGGAGTCGGTGGTGATCTCCACTACCGGTCGGACGCCTTGGTCATGCGTCGCCAACACTTCACGTGGTCTGCCTTTGTGTGTGATGACCATATCACCAGCCTGGATGTCGCCAAGCCGCTTCCAAGAGCCATCGCCCATCATTACAGGCGTATCGACATCGAGGTCCTTGGCGTGCCCTGGCGGCATCGACAAGATCAATCGGTCGCGGTCGCCGCGCTCGATCTCCATCAATCGCTCGCTGATATAGATCAGGTGCGGTGCAGGGGGCTCATGCGGCGAAATGCACTCTGCGAAAGCGGTGAGATCATCAGGAGCGATCTCTGTGAGTCGATCAAAATGCTGCTTACGCCGCGCCTCGCTCATGACAGCCAACGCTTGATGCTGACTTGCTAAATCTGACGTGTCAGTAAGCGCAGTAACGCCAGCAACGAGATTTTGTTCGAAAGGGATGCGCCCAAGCGCCATGTTCTCGATACGTGCAGCCAGTGCGTCAAGCCGCTTTATCGTCGAACGCGATTTGACACGTTCATCATGAGGGTAAACCGACGTCATCAAATAACCTCGTGGTGAAACGGACCCTTAGTATAGGGGTCGACCTGTGCGGCGATCTTCACTGCATCCAATGCAGATGCGCCAGCCAGTAGAGCGCCAAGAGCAACTGGCGTTCCACTACCCCAGGCCATGACTCTTGGTGCCTCAATCTCATGGTGTGAACTCTGGCCATACATAAAGATTCGGATTACGCCATTCTCTTTGACGAACTTGATGCACTGTGCATTGTCCTCAACATTTGGCCGTTCACCCATCT